TATTGGTACTGGTAAATTTTCTTTGACCTTTACATAGTCTTTAGGTGCACTAAACTCGATTATCTTGGTTAACATCTTTGATGTTATAATTTAATTTGTAGGTAATTCCAATATATTTTTATAGCTTATAGAATTGTCAGCACAATACTGTTCCCATGTCTTATTTAATGGATAACTAATTGAATTAACATCAAAATTATTACAATAATCTCTGTAACTTTGCCATTCTGAAGTTTTTGCATGTGATGGAAATACAGCTAACCACCCATCTATTGCTTTAATTAAACCACTTAAATAAGCTTCCATATTTTCTTTATTATCTCTTTCGGAAACAGGAACAGGACTATTATGAGTCACATGATCAAACCAAGTAAAATTATTGCCATCATGTGATTCAATTGTACAATTATTATTTTTTACTTTTGCAAAATCTTCTGCACTTACTGTTACAATGTCACTAATGTCACTTGAAGGGTAATATTGTAAATCATCATCGCTTTCGCATATTCTTTCAAGTGTTGATTGATTTTTTGCTTGATCTTTATTAAAAATAAAACTTGCCATATTAACCTTCCATTACTACTAATTTTCCAGCACCACCAGCGCTACCGGCGCCATATGCATTGCCTCCGCTTCCTCCGACACCAACATCCATGCCAAAAAAATTATCAGAGGTAAAAGCTGAAGTAGCATTTCCTGAACTTCCATTAGCTCCGTTTGTGTTTCTAGCACCAGCACCGCCATTTCCTCCACTAACAGTGGCAGTTCCATTAGCGTGAACTAAAGTTGTAGTTCCACCTGCAGCACCAGAGTTACCCCAACCGACTCCATTGTTATAATTTCCTTGGCTTCCTCCAGCTCCAACTGCATAGGCATATCCACTGGCTCCTGCTACAGTAAGATTGTAATAGCCAAAACCACCACTTCCACCACTTCCTGCGTTTACGTTGTTATTAACAGTTCCGCCGCCGCCTCCGCCTCCGCCTCCGCCAATAAATGCGCCTAGGCCAGTTGAGTTGGCTTGTGTTGTTAAAGTTCCACTTCCGCTAGTAGCTACTAATCTAAACAAAGTTGCTCCTCCACCTGCAGATCCAGATGCGGCTGTAGTAATTCTTCCTTGAGCATCAACTGTAATGTCAGCAGTTGTGTATGATCCAGCACTTACTGCTGTGTCTGCTAATTTATCTGCAGTTACCGCATCGTCTGCAATTTTAGCAGTTGTAATATTTGCGTTTAAAATTTTTGCAGTTGTAATTGCATCGTCTGCAATTTTAGCAGTAGTCACGTTCACGTTTGAAATTTTTGCAGTTGTAATTGCATCGTCTGCTATTTGTGCAGTTGAAATTGTTCCGGTAATATCTGCAGCCGCAATAGTTCCACCTAAAGTATCTAAAGATATTTCATTTAGATTTGTTCCATCTGAATATGCAGCAAATATTTTTGCAGCATTTAAAGTAAAGCCCGTTCCACTAGCAGTTTTAATAACTAGGTTAGCTGGGTTAGTTAAACCACTACAATCAAAAATATAGAATTTTTCAATTCCATCTGGAATAGTACAAATTGTGCTAGCAGCAATAGTTGCAGTAGCAAATTTAATTACCATGTTTCTTGCGTTTGATAAAGTACCATCAGTCATAGCAAGAGCTAAAGTTCCGCCACTTGATAACGTTACTTGTTCAAAACCAGCCGTAGCTTGTTGAATTAAATTTATATTTGAATTTGTTTTATCTCCCCATGTACCAGCGTTTTCGCCAGTCACCATAAGTTCTAAACCTAGATCCGAATAACTTGATGTCATAAATTTTTATCTCCTAAATAATTTTAATTTTACCTTAGTCAGGCGGCTAAATCAACTGGTGCCCAAGTATTACTTACACCTGGATCAATCTCTGCCCATGCTGTTATATTAAGGCTTCCAACAGAAGCTGTCAATTGTATGCCTGTAACATCAATACCTGCTGTAGCCGTAATTGTTACAGAACCAATATTACTTGATAACTGAAGTCCTCCTACACCAATAATTTGACCTGGAATTTCTGCATGTTGACCAAGTGAGATTGTTAGTTGTTGTCCCGTAACTGGTTCATTAGTAGATTGAATTAGGCTTATAGAACCCAAAGTCATTGTAGCTTGAATACCCGTAACATCTACTGGTGTTTTAAGGCCTCCAACAGCATTACCTTGAGATATTGTAGCTTGAATACCTGTGACATCTACATTAGCATCTGCCGATACTGTTGAAGCAGTTGTTAATGCATCAAGTTGATCTTCTGAAGCTAGTACAAACACATCTGAATCAATTTGAATTGAAAAAGAAGGACTTGCAAAAGTTGTTGTTAGTTGTTGACCACTAACTGGAATACTAACATCTGTGAAAACTGTCTCATCACCAATAGAAGAAGTTAAGGATATGCCTGTAACTTGTATAGAGAAATTATCACCCCAAGCCAAACTTCCCCAAGCATCTCTACCCCAACCTTCTCCAGTTAGTGTTGTGTCATCAATAGTTGCTGCTCCTGAAGTTGAAGTTAATTGTGAACCAGATACACTAAATTGTTGTCCGATAGGTGTTGAAACACTTCCAACAGCCATAGACTCTAGGCTACCAGTGACTGAGACTAAAACAGAAGTTCCGCCAACAGAAGTACCTTGAGTTGATGTTAACTGTAATCCGGTAAGAGTTACTTGGTGATCAATTACGTGGGTTTCGTTCCCGATAGTTGATGTTAATGATAGGCCACTTAGGTTAACGGATGTATCGCTTAGATCTCCCCAAGCTTCTGCACCCCATGTTTTCTTACCCCATCCAGTGGCCATATCATCTTATTCCTTTATTACGCTATTCTTAAAATAGCAGCAGAAGTAGTAAACGCAGGGAACTGAATTGTAAATGTTCCAGATGTTGCAGTTTTATCACTTCCAAAATCTAAGACAGCAACTGCATCAGTAGTACCTGAACCACCGTCAGTAGTTGTGTTGTAAATTAAAGCACCTCTTGCAGTAAGAGTTACGTTTTGAAAAGAAAGATCAGCATAACTAGTAATTGCTACTGATGATGAAACTTTAACACCTTGGTTTACTAAAGCACTTCCACCGGCTGTGTAGTTTGCTGAAGTTACTTCAGTGTTTGATCCACCGCCTGGGTTAGTAGCGTAGTTTTCTGTTGATTTTCCTAAAGTCGCTAAACTTGTGTACATCGCTAATTTATATGTATCAGATGATGTATCAAAGTCGTGTTTTCCTTGTAGTAATTCTTTTTTAAAAGTATTACAAATTGCATTTGTTGTTATCGCCATAATTATTCTCCTTAATTAATTTATGTATTTGGAGTCGGTGAAGCAACCTGTATTCTAGGTACGCCATCATCATACTCCGCTCGTCTTCTTCTACCCATTTGCTGTAGGGCAAAATTCTGTACTTCTTCATTATACTTCTTTTCATACAAGCTGTACATATCCATAGGGCCTTTTAAAAATCTAAAAGCTTCTGTTAGTACACCATGTAATAACATTGATTCTTGGTATGTAGATATAAAAGTAGTATTAGTAGATGTAAATTGTGGTGGGTCTGTTATATAATTGATCTGAACTTGTAAAGCAGTAGCAGGTACTGGTGCAACTAAAATAGTAAAATCATCCCAGTTAGCATAGTATTTTGGAGTCCCTGTTGCTCCTGTCCCATTAAATTCTGATATATAACTTGTATCTCTTTTTTCCATAAAAGTTCTATTACCAGAACCATCAATAACTTGTACGGATCTTAATATTAAAGAATCCGATGGTATGGATAAATATCTGTTATTAGCTGTAAAGTTAGAAGTAGCATATTTTCTAAGATCATCGTAATCAACTTTTCCTGCAACATCTAACTCAACAGATTTTATAAAATCTTGAATTATTTGATCCGTTAAAACATTACTATCTACTTCTGTGTAGTTTCGAACTTGTGTTAAAAAATCTGAATAACTTATTGCCATTATGTAATACTCACTGTTATGGTTCCTATAGTTCCGATCAATTGTCTTCTTCTATTTTGAAGAGAGGGGTTTGCAGGCTTCATTGCTGAAATACCTTGGTTATTAAAAGCAAAATTACCAGGAAGCGTTAAGTCAGTGGTTGCCATTCCTTGTCCACCCGAGGAAGCAAGTACTCCATCTATATTAGTAGGTTGTTGAAATCTTTGTGGTCTTGTATTTTGTAAAGCGATCGCATCAGCACTAAAATGTCTTCTTCTAATTTGAGGATGTTTAGGTTCAAATTCAGAATAATGAACTAAAGAACCATTCCATTCTTTCACCATTTCAGTATATGGAAAAGCCATACCTGATCTATCTGATATTGCCTGACTTCTTCTTCCTGTCGCCCATTTACCCATAGTTATACTCCATTAGTGTAAAATGATTGTGGAGTAATAAATGTAGAAGCTCTTTGACCATCTTCATCCAGAGCTCTTTTTAATTGATCTTCATAAATTAATTTATTCTGTTGCACAAGTGTAGGTGCATTTTTCATTGCTAGATAATAAGCAAGTCCTGCAACCATGCAGGGTAAAAACCTAAACACAATATCAGCATCGTTTGTGTATGCTCCTGCATCTTCAATTCTTTTAATTACGTAATATTTTAAATAAGTGTAAGTATTTAAGTTAGGGGCTTGGTATAAATATATTTTTGGTATTTCTTGTCTATCCACATAATATTGTGAA